GACATGAGATTGTTCGTGGTGGCAAAACACGTGTAAACGGCAGGAAATTGAACGTGGTACAAAGAAGTGTACGTGGCATTAAATCCGGCGGACGTGTTGAGGGTAAGAAAATGCTTGAAAGTACATTTAAGGGAATGGAGGCAAGCTTTAATAAGTCGGCAGAGGAACTTCTTGCCGACCTTACAAGCGAGGTAGAGTTATGATTGAGTTGACAGATATACAGACATCTGTAGGTAAAGTTCTGCAAGCAAATGAATATACAGTAATTGCATCAGAGGTAAAGGAAGGATTTCCAAAGCCTTCGTGCTTTATTGAGGTGATGCCGGTAAGTGCTTCAGTGGAGAATAAATACAGAGAGCTTGTAACCGTAAGCGTGGAGATAACATATCATCCGGCAATCGAAACTAAAGAGGAACTCATAACCACAGCAGAAAATTTCAAAAATATATTTTTATATACTCCAATACCTGTAAAAGACAGATTTTTATCTGTAAATGAAGTCATATTTGATACAGATAAATCAGAATTAATTACATATTTTGAACTGGAGTTTTATCAGGAAACAAATTCAGATGCAGAAGAAATTCCAAAGATGGAAAATTTAACAGAGAGGATGGTGACAAAGAATGGGACTTCCGAAGATATTAATTGAATTTAAAACGCTTGCTGAAACCTTTATAACAAGAAGTGAGCGTGGAATAGTAGCCGTTATCCTAAAGGATAACAGTAATACAACAGAAACTCATACATACAGCAAAGAAAGCGAGATTACAAAAAGCCATTATACAGCTTCAAATCTTGCTTTTTTATCACTTGTATTTATGGGTAATCCGTCAAAGGTTATAGTCGAAAGAGTATCCACAGACGGGGACATAAGTACAGCACTTGAACGACTGAAAAACAAGCAGTGGTATTATTTAACTGTTCCAGGAGTTACGGAGGAAGAAAAGGAAATTGTTCTTCAGTTCATAAAAGAACAAAGAACACAGTTCCATAGAACCTTTAAATCTGTGCTTCCGAACTGTGCGGCAGATACTGAAGGTATAGTAAACTTTGCAACCGATAATATAAAGGTTGGTACAAAGACATATACAACAGCAGAATACTGTGCAAGAATCGCAGGTATCCTTGCAGGACTTCCGTTGAACAGGAGTGCTACATATTACGTACTTCCGGAGGTTGAGAGTATAACCGAGAGCGAAACTCCCGATGAGGATGTCGATAGCGGAAAGTTAATACTCATAAACGATGGCACTAAAATAAAGATTGCAAGGGGTGTAAACTCACTTACAACCTTTACTGATGAAAAAGGGCAGGACTTCTCAAAGATTAAGATAATAGAAGCGGTGGATATGATTCGTGATGATGTCCGTACAACCTTTGAGGATGAATTTGTCGGTAAGGTTGAAAATTCGTATGATAACAAAATAGTATTCATTGCGGCTGTAAATAAATATTTCAAAGACCTTGCAAACCGTGGTGTTTTGTACGATAAGTTTGAAAATATGGCTGAAATAGATATTGATGCTACACGTGAATATTTAAGTAAAACCAAAGATGTATCCGAATGGGATGAAGAAGCAATAAAGACTGCAAACACAGGAACAAATGTGTTTGTAAAATCAAATATTCAGATTCAGGATGCCATTGAAGATATGAACTTTGGAATTTACATGGAGTGAGGTGATAAAGGATGGCAGTAAAACCAACAGCACCGAGAGTTATGAACGGTAAATGGGGTATGGTGTACCTTGACGGTGAACCCGTATATGAAACCGATTCATATGAAGCAAAGGTGAAAATTGAACGTGAGGATGTTGACTTTGTTATGCAGATGGCAAAGGACTCAAAAATGACAGGACTCACGGGTGAATGGAGCATGAAGGTTAAGAAAGTGTTCTCAAGAGGAGCACAGCTTCTGTCGGAGAAGATAAAGGAAGGTCATGATGTACGTATTCAGATTATCTCAAAAATTGATGATCCCGATGCATACGGAAGCGAGAGACTTGTAATTGAGAATGCATGGTTTAATGAGCTTACACTCCAGAAGTTTGAGAATGCAAAAATGATAGACGAAGAGGTGCGCCCAGATAGGGTGTTGTTGAAAGTAGCATAAGGTACTACACTGTAAGATAACGCAGTAATCAACCTGTCTAACCGAAAGACGAAAGTCGACACGGGAACATAGCATGACAGGAAAGCGGTAAGTTGCTTTAAGGTATAAGAGCACGACTGAACCGCAATGATAAGCGGATATGAGGATTAAAATGAAATTTTTTTAAAGCGAGTTTCAAGTTTCCCTTTCTGATGGGACGGTGGAAATATACCTGTGACCTCTGTCATGATTTTCATTGTACATATTCTTCGTACAATGAGTTATCAACAAATCATGAAACGGGCTGGAGAACCAGACCTCAAGAAACGAAAGCAAATCCGACAATCCGTATACCAATCAACAGCATTAACTGGGGATTGCCTAAATCAGAACGCTTAAAGCTATGCGCAATGCCAATAGGTGATAAATCTCAAGGTGTAAAAGCTAAGAGAGATGGCGCTGAATATCTGACAAGGCAACGGAACTCTCATAGTAGTCTGAGACGGATAACGACCGTCACATGGCGAAGGAGAGTAGTCAATATGTACTAAAATAAAAATTGATTAGGGAGGAAAACCTCAATGCAACCAACAATGGAAATTTTAGAAAGACTTAATCAAAATTCCAAAAACAACAATGATGAAGTATTCACAAAGTTATTCAGATATATGCTACGTGAAGATATTTATTATGTAGCCTATAAAAATCTGTATGCAAATAATGGTGCCGCTACAAATGGTATAAATACTGATACGGCAGATGGGTTTAGTACGGTATATGTAAGGAATATCATCCAAAAGTTAAAGGACAATACATATGAGCCTAACCCTGTCAGAAGAGTATATATACCAAAGAGGAACGGCAAAAAGCGCCCGCTGGGAATACCTACATTCACTGACAAATTAGTGCAAGAGGTACTGCGCATGATACTTGAAGCTGTATATGAACCTGTGTTTCTTGATGTATCACACGGTTTCAGACCAAACAGAGGGTGTCACACTGCTCTAACAAAAATAAAAAAGGAGTTTAATGGTACTAAATGGTTTATAGAAGGAGACATAAAAGGGTGTTTTGACAATATCAATCACATAAGGCTGATAGAAATCATAGGTGAAAAAATAAAAGATGCAAGACTTATTCAACTGATATATAAGTTCCTAAAAGCAGGATATTTGGAAAATTGGCAATATAACAATACGTATAGTGGAGCACCGCAAGGTGGCATTGTTTCACCAATTCTTACAAATATATACCTACATGAGTTGGACAAGTATATCATGGGCATTAAAGCGGAATTCGATAAGCCTGCGGAAAGAAAATTCACTAAGGAATACATTCAAAAATTAGGAAAGACGCAAAGATTGAGTGCTCGAATAAAGGAATGTTCAGATGAAATTATGAAAGCACAACTTATCAATGAGTGGAAAACAGCAAGAGCTGAAATGCTCAAAACTCCTTCAAAATCGCAAACAGACAAGAAACTCAAATATATCAGATATGCAGATGATTTCATTGTTGCAGTAAATGGTTCAAAAGAAGACTGTGAGATAATAAAAATAAAACTGAAAGAATTTATCTCAACTTCGCTTAAAATGGAATTAAGTGAAGAGAAAACATATATTACTCACAGTAACACGCCTATAAGATTTTTAGGTTATGACATAAGAATAAGGCGCAGTAATGAACTAAAGCGCGGAACGCATGGCATGACGCAACGAACAATGAACTATACAACGGAGCTTACAATACCACTGAACGACAAAATCATACCGTTTCTGTTTGATAAAAAGGCGATTGAGGTACGTAAGGGAGTTATAACCCCGTGCAAGAGACCGACTTTGCTGTCGCTTACAGATTTAGAGATTGTTAATGCATACAACGCTGAAATACGTGGAATATGCAACTATTATAGTTTAGCGGTAAATTATAGCCATCTAAACTATTTTTCATATTTAATGGAATATAGTTGCTTGAAGACCTTAGCAGCAAAATACAAAACAACAATATCTAAGATAATAAAAAAATACAGCGACAGAAAAGGAGGCTGGTGTATACCTTATGATACAAAACAGGGAAAGCAAGTAATGTACCTGACAAAAAGCAGCAAATGCAAAGGTAACCGTATCATCAAAGACAACATCGTAAATGTTGCAATGTATCATCAGCATACGACCACCAAGTTTGAGCAGAGACTAAAAGCAAAAGTCTGCGAGATTTGTGGAAACACAGATAGTGATATATACGAAATTCATCATGTTAAAAAGGTCAAAGACCTAAAAGGTAAAGAGCTATGGGAACGTATTATGATTGCAAAGCGCAGAAAAACAATCGTAGTATGCAGAGAATGTCATAAGCGCATTCATGGAAAAAAGAATTTTGATTAAAGGAATATTGATGGAGAGCCGGATACCCTGAGAGGGGTACGTCCGGTTCGGAGAGGGGACTGTGCAGACCTACAGCAGAAATGTTGCAAGGCGGCACTTTCCTACTCTACTACAGCGGTGGATTCACTGATTACTACTTCCCGGACCTTGTCAAGGTAAGATAGGAGGAATTTTAAATGGATAAAACAACAAAAATCACTCTGCAGGAGCTTATCCGCAGAAAAGAACAGATGCTTGAAAGCAAGAGAAAACCAAAGACAGCAACATTATATATAAAATCACTTGGTGGTACGATTACTATTGAAAGTCCAACTGCGGCTTTGGCTCGTGAATCGCAGGATATGGATAACGGAGATGCATACATGGTGTATTCCTGTGTAACAGAACCGTACTTAAAATCAAGAGAGCTTCAGCAGGAGTTTGAATGTGTGGACCCGATGGAGATTGTTGATAAGATATTTGAACCGGGAGAAATTCCGCAGATTGCAATGGAAGCTTTAAGGCTTGCAGGCTATGTAGATGGTGTAAAGGTAGTAGATGATATAAAAAACTCATAAGAAGTGACGGAGAACTTGGTATGCTCTGTCACTTTTTAAATAGGGGCATAACACCAGAACATATCATAAACCTTCCGTTAACAGAGCAAATATTCTATAAATCCTGTTATGAAATTTATGTTGAAGATGAGATGGAGAAGTACAAAGCATTGACTGGCGGTGGTAGTTAATGGCTCGTAAAAATATAGGGGCAACACTGTCTATCAAAGACAATAACTTTACGACAGGTATACGAAATGCTATCACAAGTACAAAGAACCTTAAAACTCATACAGTAAATGCAACCGGAAGCTTGAAAAAGATGAGCAGTCAGAATAGCCTGACAGGTTCATCACTTTCAAGTCTTGCTAAAAAGGTAACAGGAGTAGTTGCGGCATATGCCGGATTTTCAAAGATTGTTGATTTTACGAAACAGTGTATAAGTGCCTGTGAAACTCAGGTGAAATCAGAGGCTCGTCTTGAACAGCTTATGATGAATGTTAAGGGTACAACGCTTGCTAACGTTGATGCGATGAAAAAATATTCAGGGGAACTACAGGGTATAACAACTGTGGGAGATGAGGCAACAATTCAAGGTGCTTCACAGCTTGCTACTTTCCAATTGCAAAGTGATACAATTAAAACACTTCTACCGTCACTTCAGGATTTGGCTGTTTCACAGTACGGTGTATCTGTATCGGGAGATCAGATGCAGCAGATGGCAAACCTTATGGGTAAGGTCATGACTGGAAATGTAGGTGCTTTGACACGTTATGGTGTAACGCTTGATGAGTCACAAAAGAAGATACTTGCAAACGGAAACGAAAGTGAACGAGCAGCAATGCTTGTACAGGTCTTAGGACAGAATTTTGGTGGTCTTGCAGAAGCAATGGCCAACACTCCTGAAGGTAAAATTATT